ATGATTACCTTTCGTTTCGGCTAAATTCCATCTCGGAATGCGGTCAGCATCAGACCATCGAGATAAACAGCGCGTGGAAGTATCCCGAAGCATTCCGAAAGGAGTTTCCCGCCCACCCGTTCCTGACCGTGATGGACTTCGCAAAATACGCAAGGGGCGCGAAGTCAAAATCCGATTGGATCGAGAAAGCCGCATCATTCCTCGGAGTGGCACGCGACAGCATCCGCAAAGACCTAGCACGGGTTGAATCACTGGAAGCCACCTTGCCGGAGTCCCCTTTGACCTACGTTCTTTGCTACATCGTCAACCGATGGGCGGCGATTGAATGGGTAAAAACATCAATACCAAAAACGGTAATCAATGCCGGTGCGTCCATCATCCTGCTTGATGGGAATTTACCCAAGCGAAAGCAACTCCAGATCCTTTCCAACATATGAAATCCACAACCGCATACGCAACCCCGCAAACCATCGCTGGATACAAGGTGTATCCGTGTGCTTATGGTCATATCCATTGGCTAACTGAGCGCAAAAACCCCGTGATGACGCAGAAAGGCAATGCCGACGATTACGCGCTTGCTGAAATCTGCTTTGCGTTCACGACCAACCCTAAGACGCTCCAGGGCATCAAAGGAGCGACAGCAAAGGCGCGGGTGACAACTTTCCTCATGGAGTCAACCAGCAAGTCCCTAGTGGCACTCTGGACGCACGCAAGCAAGGAGATTGAGAACTACTTCGCCTCGATGACCGTCCCAAAAAAAGCCCCGGCGCAGGCACTCAAAAGCCGCAAGCCTGCGACCCGTGCGCGGAAGCGGTAATCATCTACACCCTCGGAAAATCTAACCTCACCCGTGACCAAATCCTTTATGAACTACCCGCCGCATTCGTTCACCAACTCATGTCCTGCGCGTGGATTGAGGCAGGACGCGAGATTGAGTCAATCGAACAGCGCGGCAAAGTTGCGGAGGATATCAACGCTAAACTCGCAGCGATAGCAAGACGACCTAAACCAAAATTTGACCTATGAGCATCAGCACTTCAATCATTCTAAAATTTGTTGGCGCAGCCGTTGAGCGTGGGCTTGCCCGTGTTCAATCATCCATGAAATCGCTTGGCGGCGTGGCGATGAAGATGGGTAAAATGCTTCTCTCCCCTTTCGCCGCACTGACAGCAATATTGGGAGCAGGAGCATTAGCTGCAAGTATGGCAGCGTTTATCTCATCCTCTTCTGTGGCGGCGGCAAGTATTGAAGATTTGACCATGCAGTTTGAGGTGCTGACCAAATCAGCAAGCGTAACAAAAGACATGCTTGATGATTTTAGAAAAGAGGCGGCAAAGTCACCGCTTTCTATTGAGGATTACGCAAAAGCAGGGAAAACGCTCATGGCTTTCGGTTTGGAAGCAAAGGACGTTATGCCCACCCTTAAAAACCTTGCCGACGTTTCGATGGGTAACTCGGACAGGTTCGGAAGCCTAGCATTGGCATTTGCACAAACCACCGCAGCAGGGCGACTGATGGGGCAGGAAGTTTTGCAATTTGTTAATGCTGGATTTAACCCTCTTCAGCAAATCTCCAAGAAGACAGGGGAATCCATGGCGCAACTCAAAAAGCGCATGGAGGACGGCGGCATTTCCGCATCGGAGGTTTCGCAGGCATTCAAGGACGCTACGGCAAAGGGAGGATTGTTTTATGAGGCAATCCAAAAGGGAGCGGAAACCACAAGCGGGAAAATCGCCAAAACGAAGGATGCAATCTTAGGCGTTAAAATCGCTTTCGGAACCGGATTCAATGACGGGTTGAAAGTCGCCCTGGATTCGATGAACCAAGGAATCCCAAAGCTGGAAGGCAAGGCCGCTGAAATGGGATCAATCTTAGGCAAAACGCTACAAGAGGCAGTTAGCGGCGACTTGGATAGGCTTGTCAGCATTGGCGAGTTAATCGGAACGGCCATTGCAGGCGGAATGAAGATCGGCATCAAGGCAGCCGGTAGGGAAGTCACCCAATCATTTTGGGAGATGCTGGAAAACAATAACCCAATCCGAAAAACCGAATGGGGATCGAAGCAAGGTAAATTTAGCGATGCTATATCCCAGGGCAAAGGAGACGCATCAAGAGAGGAAGTTGCCGCGCTTGTGGAAGCCCTACGACCCATTGCCAACCAAGTCAGGAATCCAATCCCATCGGGATATCGGGCAGCTGGAGCCAATGAACCAGCGACAATGATGGACGGCAACCGGGTCGTTAGAATCCTTGAAAGCATTGACCTCAAACTTTCCCCCCAACCTTAAAACATGGCCGTTAAGCAATTCCTACAAACTACCGTCAAATGGTGGCCGCAAGCCGCATACTCGGTAACAGTCACCGACAACGGCGGTGCGGAAGCATCGCAGGATGTTCTTATCCGCAAATCCGACTTGGATACTAGCGTTGCTTCCAGCTTCGCTCGCAACACGCGATGGGAGGATATTTTCCCCGAAGTCCCGCAGCCATACCGAAACCTCAAGCTCAAGACCGCCGAGCCGACAGACAGGGGAGATGGCATGTCAATCCTTCGCTGTAATTTCAGCGGATACACGCTAGCCGCGCCAGGATCAAGCGGAGACGAGGCTGCACAATTCACAACATCGCTAAACGGGCAGCTTATACCCGAACCGCTTTCGACACATCCGAAATGGACACCGCTTGACCAGACCGTGAAAATCGTTCTCGGATACCTGATTTCCGGCCAATACGTCTGGGCGGATAGTAAAATCAAGATCATCCAAGACGACGGCAGCTTGATTGAAAACAGCACGCTTACTGCGATCATCACCGCAGTAGATAATGCCGTTACGTTCGCAAACATGATTGCCGAGGGCGATACGACATGGGACAGGGGCGGGTGGACTTACACATACCACACGGAATCGGAAACGGGCTTTACGGCGGCGCAGTTGAATGATCTTGGCAAGATTGTCGGAACTCCGCCCGGATCACCCAAAAAGCCAAGCTCAGGATGGACATGGCAACTTGCCAGCCCGAACCAATCCCAATCCGGCGAAAACCGATTTATCAAGTCGCTCGATTTCCGACTGATCCAAGATAACGCCAAGAACCAATTCCTTTACGCCGACTGATGAAATACCGATTGCAAGGCAGCGTAACGATTCCCCGCAAGCCGACGATGGTTGGTGGTCTTTTAACATGGGCAAAGGGAGTGAACCGCGCCTTAGCTGAATTGCGGGACAGGAAGATTGTTGGAATCGAAGGGCAGCGAAACACTAACTCCCAACCTCCGTTCTGGCCTACCCTTTCGCAGATTGAATCAGGTGGATCGCCCGTCTATAAACTCACGATGAAAAAAGGATGGGTTTCCTCTACCCATTGGAAATACGGCGTGCAATCCGTCGTCACCATCGAAGTCACAAGCATCCCAGGTGATCCCGATCCCGTGGCAAACGCGCTGACCGTAATCAGCGGCACAAAGGTTTACGCCACCCTTACGGAGAACGCATACGGCGAAATCACGGCAGCGGTAATCTCATCCGGCGTATCATGGCCGACATCCAGCGCGGCGAAGCTTATCGGCGGCGATGACCAGACGGGCGCAGCAGGGACGCGCTACGTGCGATTGTGCGAGGTTGTGACGGTTGACGGCAGCGTCAAGGTAACTCCGATCCACACGGGCAACATCGAGCATACCGCCCCGCCGCGTGTGGAGAACTCATCGAACAGCCTTTCATCAAATGAAGGGCGTGTATTGAGGCAATGGGAAGGAACGGAGGGAGAATGGGTCTTGCGATACCTGAAAGGGGTTGGCGGCGTGGAAATATCGGAGGACGATGACAAGCTGGAGGTTGGACTAAATACGAACGTATCGGCGTTTAACCATCCATGGAAGGCGACTAATTTGGGAACCGCATTTATTGCAATCGCAGCGGGGAAGATACTAGGAATAAGGGATTGTGGCACTCCAGGAGCATCACCTTGGAATTTCCGATATGTATCCTATGCAGGTGGAACCGTAGAAGTCACATCCGCAACAGGGTGGATTTATGCCATTGTTCCCGTAACATCCCGCTCCATTTTTGAGGACGGGGCGATCAATACCATCACCTTGAGCCAAGACCCGGACAGCGTTTCCGTGGTTTTCGATGCGGCAGACCCCGATACGGTTGCTGTGGCAACTACCAATGAAGTTTGCATCCCGATTGTGGAGGTTGCTCTTGCAGCGAGCATCGCAACGGTCGTTGACCAAGTGCTTACTCATAACCCAACACTGACCATCGAGAACGCTATATCAATGCCCTAAATTTGACTTTAGCCAAGCTTCAAAACAACCTAAGTCATGACTCTTTCAGGAACAGAAGTGCGATACGGAGTGACCGCAACCGCTGACCCTGGCGCGGTGAATGTCACCGGCTCGCAATCCATCGGGACGGGGCTATCCAGCGTAACCTACACCAACACGCCAACGGTTGCTTATTCCCTCGCCATGATCGTCCAAGCGGGCGATACGCTCACGATGAACATGGGAACCGGCGCAGTCACTGGAACCGTGGCAGGAACCGCCCAAGTCGAGACGGCAACGATTGTAGCGGCAGCAGGAGCAACCACGGCGGGCAATCTTACTGTTACCGTAACCAGCGCACTCGTCACAGGATCACCGCTGGCAATCTCCGTTCCTGTCACGCTTGCCGACAACACCGCCGCGCTTGTCGCCGCAGCCGTTCGGACTACCCTTGGCGCAACAACAGCCATCACGGATCATTACACCGTGGGCGGTTCTAGCGCGACTTACTCGCTGACAACCAACGCCACCAACAACGCGGCGAACGATTCCACGCTGAATCTGGCGCACGCAAACGGCACTTGCGCGGGTATCACCACTTCCGCGACATCCACGAACACCACGGCAGGAGTTGGAACTACCCGCGCTTACAAGTTCAACGGCACGGCATGGAACGCGACGGACTTTGAAGGCGTAGCATTGCCGACGATGACCAAGCTCCATTCCATGCTTGTCCGTTCGGCATCAACCAGCGGCACGATGGCGATTGCGGAGGGGACGAATCTCACGACCTACACCGCGCCGTTTGTTGACCTCAAGGCATCACAAGCCGGAGTCCATCCTTTCGCGGGCGATTCAGTTACATTCACCGCCGCAACCGCACCCGTCACCCTATATCTTGACATTCACGCCGGAGCATAAACCATGGCCGATACCATCTATCTGATTCGGGGACAAAACCTCAACGTGACGGCGGTTTTCAATGACGAATCCGGCGACCCGATCACGATTGACGGCACTTACACGGTGACTAGCTCGATGAAGTCACTCGCCGGATGCAACGCCGCCTTTGCACTTTCGCCAACGGTATCAGGCGGATCGGTTCTTATCGCCCGAACTACCGATGACCTTGAAGATCCGCGCTACGTCTTTGACATCATCGTAAAGCCAGCATCCGGCACACGTGAAATCACAACCCGCATTTTCCTACAACTTGAACAGCCTATTACCCCTTTGACATGAGCACCGCAGCAGTAACGCAGACAGGACAGGCGGCGACGGTTACTGTAACCGTGGCTAGGGGATTGCCAGGCTCCGACGCATCCGTCACCAACTCAAACGTCAACACGGCGATTGGAACAGACCCCAGCGCAACTCGGACAAGCCTCGGGCTAGGCAACGCCGCCACTCTCACAGTTGACGCGGATCTAGCCACATTCACCTTACCCGCAAGCACGACCATCAGCACGTTCGGCGCATCACTGGTTGACGACACGGACGCATCAGCCGCAAGGACAAGCCTCGGACTCGGAACCGCCGCGCTATCCGCCAGCGAAGATTTCGCCGCATCATCACACACCCACGTATCCGCCGATATAACTGACTCAAAATCAGGAGGCGGAACGGGCGATACGGGAAAACTGGTGGAATATGACTTAGATGGTGGCATTTCAACATCTGGAGCTAACGCTGGAATATGGACAAGCGGCGGCGGACCCATCTACACTGACGCTGGCGGTGATATCAGGACAAGCGGGACATTCAAGATATCAGGAGGCGGATTCTACACCACGCTTACGGGAACACAAACAGCAAACCGTGCAATCAGTTTTCCGAACAAATCTGGAACGCTTGCCACTCTTGACGCTGAAACCCACACCGGAGCGCACGCTTTCTCTTCGACGACTCGCCCGACATCGGCAGGGACTGGAACGCCAGCATCAACCTCGCTTATTACCGCCGCAGACCGCCGCACGGAAGAGGTATCCGACCTCTCCAACGTCTATTACCGCCAGATCATGGGCTATGAGCTTGGCGTATGGGCAACGGTCGGCGCATCCCCTTCCAGCGTCATCGACGGCAACTCTCGCGCCGGATGTCGTTTCATCGGAACCACAGGATTATCAAGCGCATCAGCGCAGGGAGGTGGCATCAAGTATCCTGACGGGGGAATTACAGGAGGACCAACATTCGCTCTTAACCAGGCGTTCGATCTGCGCTTTCTTTTCCGCAATTCACTTTCAACGACAATTTTTGATGTCTCGTTTTTCGCATCGCTCCGCAACAATTCCAACTTCTGGAGTGCGTCATCCATCGGGCTTTACCATGTGCCACAGCCTGCGTCGGGATGGGCGGCGGCAAACGTTTATGCGGTCGGGGCAAGGATCAACGTCGCTGGAATCGTTTTCGTATGCTCCACATCCGGCACATCGGGAGGATCGGCACCAACATGGGGAACGACGATCAACGGCACAACCAATGACAACACGGTTGTCTGGCGACATCTTGGGGCACATACATCGGACAAATGGGCATTGGCTTTTGTGGACGGATCAAGCGTCATCACCCTGACCGATACCGGAGTTGCGTGGGTGGCGGGAACATCAAACACAACCGCCCTCCGCCTGCGCTCGGACGGATCAAGCGTCTTTGCAAGCGTCAACGGATCAGCGGAAGTCTCTGTATCACGCGGAGCATTATTTTCAGCCACGCCTTACATCATGTGCCGTGGTGAATCCGCAACCTTCGCCCGCATCGCCGGACTTATCTGGACGGTTGAATCAGCAAACATCTAAAACCATGCCACTTATCATCAAGCCAACCGTATTGCAATCCGTCTCCCTCGCCGGAGCCGAAGCCGCGCACCACCTCGCCGGAGTCCTCCGAAGCGGATGGCAGCGATACTGGCAACGCTCGCCGGAAACGATCCTTGCCGAGATGGAAGCAGACTTGCCGAACACGCTTGCAATCTTCCAGCTTAACACGCAGGCAGGGACGGCCGTGAACGCGCTTCTCGACGCGCTAGACGACGACCGATTCACCGCCCGCGCACCCGTAGCATTGCCGGATGGATGGACTTTCGACGGGACTTCTTTCGCCTATACGCCACCAGCGGAACCGGAACTATGAAAGCCATCATCACCAGAGCAGCCCTAGCCATCGCCGCAATCATGCTCGGATCATGCGGCGTGCCGGTAACAGCATCGTTCACCTACATCTTCCCTGATTCCGGCGCAAAGGCCGGACTCTCCATGACCATTCCAAAAGCCCGCATCGTCAACGCCACCAAATAGACATGACCCCGAAGCAATCAAACCTCCGCTTGTTCCTATACTGCCTCGCCGCATTCCTAACCCCAATTGGATCAAACTGGGCGCAGATGGGTGATGCTACGATTCATCAGTGGGTTGGCATGATTATCCAGGCCACGATCACGATGGTGATTGCAGCGCGGGCATACATTGACCAATCCCCAGCCCAGGTTGACAAGCCATGAAAGACCTCGCCGCTGAAATCGTTCGCATCGCCAAGGCCGAAGTGGGTATCGAGGAAGTCGATGGGACAAACTGCGGCAAGCGCGTAAACGAATACAAATCCGCGACGATCCTCCAGCCGGATTTACCTTGGCCGTGGTGCGCGGCGTTTGTCTGCTGGGTAGTTAAGGAAGCATTACGCGCAGCGGGCGTTAAACATCCCACCGCCGGATTTACCCGCCCGTTTACAGCGGGCGCGTGGGGCATGGAGAATTGGAGCTTGAAGCAGGACGCGACGACTTGGACGCGCAAACCCCATCGCGGCGACATCCAGCCTGGGGATATCGTGGTATTCACTTTCTCGCACATCGGATTCGCCGCAACAGCACCGGACGCGGATGGATTTGTGCGGACGATTGAGGGTAACACGGACGCGGAAGGAAGCAGGGAAGGAGGCGGCGTGTTTGCCAAGAAACGGCACATTTCCAAAATCCGCAGCCGGATTCGATTCCGGCAAGATAAACTTATTCCAGCCTAAACCAGATAACATGCACCAGGCGATAATGGATGAGATAATCAAATGGGCGGGCGGGGCTATAGTCGGAAGCATCGGACTGGTAACGTGGTTTTTCAAATCAGGCGTATGGAAGGAAATACGCTTACGCAAACGCAGCATAGATTTCGTCAAGGGCATGGAATCCTTGCAGCGCATATACCTCGTAATGTCGAGGATA